GGTAACTTTAGTAAAATGGTATCGCCGTTTGGGTTTACCGTTTGAACGAGAGCTTCCCTCTCGTATTGAGTGTGGTGGGTTACGGCCTGCCGTACGACAATGTTTCTCTCAGACTGGGGTAACCCAGTTGTGGGAATTAAGCTTCAAATCAATCCAAAAGATTGAGCGCAACTGTTGTAGGGAATGTAAACCTCGATTCCTATCGAAGCTTGAGCCATGGATGCGAGAGAGATCCCGCCAGGTTGATGTTGATCCTGAACACCTTGAACGTTTCAAGAAGGCGTTCGCAGGTAACCTGGATGATGGGTGGGATAACTTTAGGGCTCCGTTTATCCCGAACGGAAACGCTACTGAATCGTTTAAACGGCGTGAAGGTGGTAACTGGAATAAGGAGGAGTTTTCGGACACATGCCGAGTAGAATTAGTATTCTCTTCGGGGAAGCCTCGCATTGTGACAATGTACTCGTCAGCAAACACTTCATTGTTGGCGCCACTCCATTACTCCTTGTATTCTTGTCTAAAGAGGAAGGGATGGCTCCTTGTCGGGGAACCTACCGAAAAGGACATAAGTAAGTTGACAGGTACACGGTACCTCTCTTTTGATTATTCGTCTGCCACGGATATGATCAAGACTGCCTACGTTGTGGCAGCTGTTGATGTACTTATTAGTAAGGCACATCATTTGACGGACGATGAGATACGAGCTTTGCGTGTTTTATCTACTTTGTCGTTTGATGGGGGATTTGGTGAGACGACACGGGGCCAGCCCATGGGCTCGATTATGTCGTTTCCTCTTTTATGCCTTATGAACAAAACAGTGGTCGATCTTGCGCTCACTGAGATGTTAAAAAGGAAGGAGATCTCGTTTCGAGAGTGGTCTTCACACCCGTGTTTAATTAACGGGGACGACCTTCTTACGAAGGAAGTCAGGCACGAGACGAATCTCCGAGGTGAAATTACTAAGGAGGGCGGCATGTTGGGATTTGTCGTCAATGATGAAAAGACCCTTAGTAGTGAATCCATTGCGGAGATCAACTCCACAACGTTTACGGACGGTGTGGCAGACAAGAAGTTAAATGTCTCGGCCCTCTGGATGAAACCAGATGTTTGTGATGTGTTAGGTTTTGCTGCCGAAGCATCCATCGATGGAAGTACTTTTCGAAGAATTGTACGCGCCAATGCGCATATCCTCAGCAAACAAGATGACAAACGTTTGTGGGCT